CCCACGTCCAACAAATAGAATACATGGCCGTCAGCAACGGCCAAATTTGTGGCATTTCCAGTGCTAAGTGTTGTGGTGGTGATTGCGCCGGAACTAAAGGTTCTTGCCCAGACCGACCATGTGGCCGGCCCGGTGGGTAGAACACTTTGAGATACAATCATGACGCATCTATAAATGCCGCCCGCTCCCATAGGGGAGATCCCGGATCCTCCAATTCTCACTACGTCAGTGATGGCATTGACCGCAGAATCGTCAACAAACGTTGCAATCGTACCATTACCAACAGAGCAGGGGATGACGGTTGGGTGGTATGTAAATAGAGGGTCTTTGAATTCAATCTCGTAGTGTAGGATGAGAATTCCGCAGGTGACCTTGGCTTCGCAGATGGTATAAACCTGGATTTCTTCTTGAATGGCGTCGTCAAGGTCAGCATCAATTAAAGCATCCACGATAAACCAGTCAGATTTGCATTCAATAGCGATGGAGTCTTCTTTCCACACCGGTGTCGCAACAGCATTGCCTTGCGACAACGCGCGACTTAAAAATGTAGAAGAGGCCCCACTGATGAACGGTTCTTTGACTGTGCTAGTGGAAGTCATGATGACTTGACCTTGGGTTGAGGTTGGAACACTGGGAATGTATTGTACGACAGCGGTTTTAAATCGAAACTTTTCATACATTCGAGAAAGTGATCCAAGAGCACCATTCATGTAGTAAATGGGGTTCAAGAGGACGGAACTGGCTGGCGAGTAAGTGTTAGATAAACTAGCAAAAACACTACCAGCGAAATCACTGCCGGTAATAACGGCAGTATTTCCGTTACGTGAAACGGTTGGTTTACGCATGCGAAGAGAGTACCCATACGCGGCAGGTATCGAAGTAAGCGAAGCCGCGGTGACGTTTCGCTGTTTGACGGCCGATGTAGAATTGGGCTTAGTTCCTCGTAAATTAGGTGTGGATTTGGACTTGTTATTTTGTTTTGGCATTGAATATTGTTTTGATGTTTTGGGTTGTGAAATATAATTATCGATGGTTCGAAAGGCACGCTGTCCAGCGACAGCTATGGCTGCTAGTGATTGCTTGGGGCCGGCAAGTAAATTGCTGGCCACAAACAAGTCATCGGCGGCATTTAGGTCACTGCCAGTGGCGTAGGCATTATCGTGTATGCGGCATGTGTTGTCGAATTCATCAATGGGTTCGACGGTACCAACCACAGAGGGCTGAACTTTTCCATCGGACCAATTGTTTCCGCAATAATTACCGTGATATCGCATTATAGTGGGCTTGAATGTATATCAGCTAGGTGCGCAGTTGTATCATCTCGATATTCGAGGATTAGACCATCATAATACCGCTCAAGGGCGATCTGTTCATCTGGTGTAACGTTCCAGGCCTGCATGAAACTAACGCGCGTGGCGTCAGTGATGGGTTTAGCAACAGACTCTAGCTTTCGCCTGAGCATTGCCATTCCCGACTGCATTTGAACTGAGTTGTTTACGTTGGACGGTAGACCATTCCGCATGTAGCACTGATACAAAGACTGCATAACTGGTATGCCGGCACATAGAGCTAGCCCACATTCTCCTATGGCAAATAGCCATTTCTGCATAGAGGTGGGCCCAGAGATGGGGTTGAGGCAGATTGAATCCTTTTCTCTGGCGGTATTGAAGTTTCGCACCATGGTGTATCCAGTAGCAGTGGCTATAGGACGCATCTGGCAAAACTCAACCTGTTCAAGTATGTACACTGGTGGTTCCACGGTCATTCTAAAGCCCATGTCCAAGAACCAGGTCGGTATTTGGCTTGAAAATAGTTTTTGATGCTTGCGTTCCATAAACGCCACACAATCATCACCGTTGTTGACTAGCTTGATCGGCACTCCAACATAGTTGGAGTACGCATAAACCAGTCCACACATGATTATGCAGTTGCCAAGCGCAGTATTCATGTCACCACTAAAGCGACGACCGCGCACCGAGTAACGCAAGCTACCATCATCACACCTTCCGACGCCCACATTGTTAATTTGATATTGCAACAAACGAACCAATTCCTTGTTGCCCTTATAGAGTGCTGTGTAAATGGAATGCTCCCAGCCTAACATTTCAGCGCTCACGTGCATGTCAAATTTCATTGCATCTAACCCTATAGCAACAGGGTCTAGAAAACTGCTCCACTTGTCTGCAAGGATGTTACCAATCTCAACAACATCATATCCCTTAATGACCACGTGCCTGTCATTAAAGGTCCTTCCAATAGCCTTATATATCCGATGTTCGATGTGCTTTAGAAACGTGCCAAGACCAATATTGTATATTGGATGTCTAGGCTGTATACATCGGGGGCTTTTGGTAGGATTTACCTTTTCGCACTTGACAAAGGCTGCACTAATAGAATGTTTACGCTGGACACCTATGGACATGAAGGAATCAATATGGGATAGATATAGGGCGGCCTTACGGCCTCGAAAAAGACTCACAAACTCTGTTGGTGTCAATCTGGCTTCTATCTTACCCACGTTTCTCAACAAAACGTTTCTAAATTCCTTCAGGCGTCCATGCACGGTGTTAGCATCTACTATTGGTGGCGACACAAATTCGTCACCAACTTTACAGTAGTACATTCTCTCCAATAGAGCAGCACTTAAAGTGTCAATGGAGGCATCATTTATTTTTAGGGTGCGAGAAATTCCATGGATGCCTCCAACAATGTAGAATTTCCGCACCTTACAGGGCGCCTGGTTCCTCTTAACGATCAACCTTGGGTGTCTCAATCCCGATCTATGAGACACACCGTTAAGAGTCACCAAGCACCCTCATGCCGAATCCTTGAATCCGGCCATTCTAGCCCACCGCATCATACCATTGTATGCGGACGTAGAATAGTCGGACGCAAGGAGCCGAGCTGCATGCCTTTCGGCAGCACTCGGCATGAAGGCGAGAGACACGATAAGCGGAAGGTATTCCGCTGCGTGTGAGGGCCTTAGGCCATCTTTGGCCATGACTTGTGAGGCAAATAGGTGAATTGCTCTCCTATTCGCCTCAGTCTTAGCAGGCAAACCAAACCGCAGCTTGACGTCTTTAACGACGCAAGCAATGTAAGGTAGCCTTTTCCCTGCTCTCACTCTCCTATGTGATGTGACTTCGATCTGCTCATGTGACAGATTTGCTACACCTCTAACGGTGACATGCATATCTGGCACAGCTTCAAAAGGCGCTGCATTGGATTCAACCAACGCATTACCATGTGACACATCTTCCCTACCCGCCACGTTAGAATGTAATAAAAGGTTACAGTCTTCTGTGTTGGGTGTTGGGCACCACACCTCTCCAATGGTAAAACCATTGGGTGAGGCTTCACCCGTGGTGCCCCTAAAAACCCACTTCGACAGGTTGCAGGCGCGCTCACGCAACCAAGTGAGCAGCCCCACAGCCCCTGTGCCCGTGGGTAAATGGGCTGTTGCGGCATACCCCTCCTCGAGGTGGTCTGTCCGCAGCCCATAATCACCGTCTAGGTACCTCCCTACACTTCGACCGGTGATATAGCGATTCACATGCTTTCTGGCAAGCCAGATGCAATACGCCGTCGCTAGCAGACAACATGGCGTCTTGTTGTCCCTAGCCTTCGTGGCAAAGAGCGCACTATTTACGAGAATACTTTCATAAACTTTGCTTGTACACATTCTCGCTAACATAAGTCCGATACTGGGATATCTTTCTATTGTTGCTATAGCTATTTGCGCGCTTTGACCTGATAATTT